GGAGCCGGCTCGTATGACAACAGCGTGCCAGATGCCGCGGCCTCCTACACAGTTCGGCGGTTCATCCGGCAGGTCGGACAAACAGAGCCGATCGCAGAGCGGCGGAGCAGCCTTAGTGGGCTCTGAAATTGCTTCTATGTCACAGCCTATCGGCGGCACAACGCAGGCTGTTTCACCGCTACTTTACCCGGCCACAACAGCTGCATACTCATTCGATTTGGCAGGTTCAAAGAACTTGAAGGGCATCTATCCGGTAGTTGCTCCGATGGATGGACGTGTGGGGCCCGCTTCTTGCCGGTCTCGTAAGCGTAAGGGACGCGGTCGCCGTTAAAGGCAAATAGTTAATAATTCCCTCCAGAATAGTCTAAATTCTTCTTGAGAGAATGTGTATGAAAAAGTCCAAGCCTGATGAACAGCATAGGGGTTAATAAGTATGTGTTTACATTCTTCACCCATGAAAACCTGCATAGATTCCATTAAATTTTGAATATTTTCCATTAATGGTGGATAGGTTCCATTGACCTTAATTATCTTATTGATAAATTCATCAGATGAAATTGGGCAATTTAAATCCGTATTTGGTTTATTCTCTTTTAGAATTTCAATCATCTTTGCTACACGGCAAATTGATATTCCACCACCTGGTTCATCAATCTTCCATGCCCAGCGGCACGCATACCAATCATAATTAAAAAGACAATCGTCTAAACGTTTTCTTATGTATACATCCATTTGAATCAAAAAAGCATAATCTGTTTCTATTAGTTCCCACGTTTTCCAACTTGTATATAAATCAATAAATTCCTGCATGGCTTGTTCCTTGGGTGGATCTCCTTTGAATGCTACAATAACATTAAAATGAGGTGCTTTGTCTCCTAGCAGATTCAGTATATAGTTATAATTCTGGTCTGAGCAGAAAATATAGACAGCCATATCGGGACCAGCCCACGCAATATTACGGAGAATAAACCACATATTGGGATGAATTCGGCCTTCTACTAGCATATAAGACCTCTTTGCTTTTTTCGGGGGCGTATAGGTCTTCCAGAATTCGGTTAATTTGCTGCCGTAACTTTGCTCAAGAGAATTGAACACGAAAGGTTCTAGTTTGTTTCGTAGATTAGATAATACTAGGGATGAATTACCATTTTCTCTTAACTCATTCTGCGTAATGTGCCACATTCCACAGATTGCTTTTTCTTTTTCCATTTCCTTTTTCTACGGGGTTTTATTTTAAACCTTGCGGGTTTTGCGGTTGCGATTACGTTTACAAGTTTTGCGGGGTCTGTGTTTGCGGGTTCTTTTTATTGGAAGACCTCGCGATGCTCTAGACTTACCTTCAGCATATCCTACTTGATAATGTCCTCCTCTACCTCCACTGTGAAGAGGGTTTTTAGCTCTTCCATTAAATCCATTACGTAAACCTTGCTGATATTCTTGAGTTGTTTCATACAATTTCGTACGTTCACGACTGCGGGAGCGGTTTTGGGTTCCAGTGCCATATCCAGTGCCATATCCAGTGCCATATCCAGTGCCATATCCAGTGCCATATCCACCATATTCAGATATAGGAGCTAATCTACTCTTTAAACCACCTCCGCCGCCTCCACCATCTATATTCACAGTGACAAATCTATCTTTCATAATAGCATTTTCAGCAAATTTATTTCCTCCATGAGCAAATGCTGCTCTTGCAAAATTTGGACCAACAGTTAGACCTGGTATTGTAACATACAATCTACCACCTCTACCACCTCCACTACCATCATTTGCCGGCATGGCCGCAGCTCCACCTCCACCTCCACCTCCACCTCCACCTCCACCTCCACCTCCACCACCAGCTCCACCTTCACCACCACCTCCACCTCCACCACCACCTCCATCAGGAGCACGTTTTTGAGAATTTGGTAAATGAGCATGTTCAAAATGCCCCAAACCAATAGCGTTGCCAGCAGGGAGTTCATGACATACATTATCTGTACGTGAAATACTTTTATCTGTAAGATCCCAATGTTCTGATGCGCTTGAATCAAATCTGTGTTTAACGGCTGTATAAGAAGAATCCGGTGGTGGTGTTGGTGCTAAAACAGTATGAATTGTATCACGTATATCATTAATAATTCCTTGAATTCTTCTCATTGACTGTTCGTGCCAGTCATCAAATGTTATTCCTCTTGTTTTACAAAAATAATGAACTAAATGAGGATACAATTTATTATTCTGCTGGCAGTAAACTTTACAGTAATCTTCATCAAAAAATCTTGTCCCTGTTGATGAACCGTAATAAAGTAAATAAAGAAAATTGCTAACAACAGTCCTATTAAACGAAATTTGTCCACCATTAGGCCATGTAATAAATAACATATTTGCTTTTACTTCATTACACCAATAATGAGAAGGGCGTAATTCTTTTCTTAGTAAGTTGCGTAAATTTTCATTTCCTTGTGCATTTATATTATCACCTGCTTTTAAAATACCAATATAAGCAGCACCACCAGCAGTCATTGGAATAACGTGCTCTGGCGAACGATTACCATGTAATATTTTTATTGTATGATTTCTATCTGGAAATCTACCTCCTCTGTGCGTTGGAAATCCACATAGATAACAACACTCAGTTGTTCCATCATTTCGCCAAAGTTGTTCTAATGCACTTTTATCACTTGTTCCACCAAATAATACTCTTAAAGATTCATCGTTATTTTCTCTAGCTGCTGCTGCCAATCTTCTAGCACATGAATTAGGTTGTGCTTGTGTGCGGTTTGCGTTATGAACACCTGTTCTAGATAGACGAACAGCTGTAGTAGGAGTAACCTGCCCTATATGAACACCTGCAGGTAGATGTTCTGTTGCTGCAGCTGTTGCTGCAGCTGCTTCTGCTTTTCTTGATGCTTTTGCTTCTTCTCTTTCACATATACGTCGTAATCTTTGTTTTTTTGCTTCTACTTTTCCTTCGGCTATGTCTATAAGTGTTTGTCGATATTCAGCAGGTTTAAGAGATGATTTACTATTTCTACGTAGTCTTCTTTCTTCTACTCCCGCTTCTCTACTTTCTAATGCGTTTATTACTAGGTTCTCTTCTACTTCTTCTGCTTGTGCTGCTGCTAATAATTCCCTTACTTTGCCTTCATTCCCATCTTGTACTTGTGAATCTACAATATCATCTCTGTTTTCTTGTGATTGTGCTACTCTTGCTGCGGCTAACGCTGCATCTTCATCTGCTTTAATAATTGATCCGACTTTTGCATTTTTAGAAAAAATTGCTGTATTAACATTACCAGCAGCACCAGCACCACCTCCACCACCAGCACCACCTCCACCACCAGCACCACCTCCACCACCACCAGCAGCAGCACGAGCAGCAGCACCAGAACTAACAACATTCCATATACCTAATTCAGTCTGCATTGCTGCTTGACTAAAATTATTAGCATTACTCATCCTCTACACCCTACTTTCCCCTACTTTTTTTCACCAGAGGCGATGGTACGCTCTGCTAAAGCAGATTATGCAACCCATCTCTACGAAAAATGGGTAATTCTAACCATGCTAGGTCTGCCCGCATATAATTCTCAGGCGATGATGTGTTCTTGAGAATCCACTGTTTTTGTTTTGTTGTTATTAGCAGACCCACTTCTTTATCCAACCCATAATTCACAAAAAGTCGGTCAGTCTCTTTGAGTTCAGCCTTATACCGGGCCCAAAAAGGATCTTGCAGAATATTCTCTATGTGACTTGAATACGAATACCAATTACTATAAGATAGTGGAGCCGCTCTACAAAATCCTTTTGTGGCGGCTTGTTTCATGGTGATTCGCTGTAGCATCCTACTAATTTTTACGAAGCCTCTTTAGGCTTATATTTCTGCTTCGCCGTTGCTTCCGTGTCCGCTGTCTTTGCTGGGGAATAAGGAACATATACTCTCTTCCAAAGTCAATAAGTTGCTTGAGATGTAAATACGCTTCCCTAGCAGCATCTCTCTTTTGTTCTAGCATAACTAACTTTTCTTGATTAGGCGGCATCTCCTCTCGTTCATCAAAAAGGTCATTTGTAGCGTCATACATTTTCTGTTTTAATGCTTTCAATTCGGGATATAAATATTCTATGTTGGTCAAAATAAATAACTTTTCTTCTTCTATTACACCTGGTTTTCTTGTATCAGGCTGTTGTTTTATTACCCGTTCTAATATTTTATGTAATCTCATTAATTTAATTCGCATTTTATGATGTGCTTCAGCATCACCGAGATTAATACCCGTTCCATTTAACTCTTGTGGATCTAGCAGATTCAAATGCTCTTCAACAAATTCTCTATTTCTTGCACTAACAATTGGAGGCAACTCGGGATGCTGGGCATTCATCCGGAACTTTCCAATTACGCTATTTAATAACATTTTATTTATTTTTTTCTGCTGGTTTCCAAATTGATTGGCCACTTTTGCCTGTACTACTGCTGCTTCACCAGCATTCAAAGGATTCTGTGCTTCTTCCTCAAGAATTTCAGTTGCTTTCGCTGCAACAGCCGCCCTAGCATTTGCTAGAAGTTTTTGATATTCAGCATTAGCCATCTCTTTTTCTCTGCGAATTTAATCTTCAATAAAGGCGGACCCAGTCAATTGAAGTTCACTTGACATAAGCGGTTCTGAATGTGTCTCCATCGGTCCAGCAGAAGTCCAATGCTTAATCTTATAACCGCACTTCTTAAAATAATCATGGCGTTTTCTGAACTGTGAAACGAAACAGTCATGCGGTGCGTCCAGAATGTCAATAATTAGCGGATTGAATGCTCGTTCATCCTTCTTCTGTCGTAGAATACGACCCACAGACTGCTCCACATTACTTTTCGGCGTTGACAACACGATAGTATTGAGGGTTGGAATATTCATTCCCTCTGCTGCCATACTGTAAGTTCCCAGTAGAATCTGTGCTTCTTCCGATTTCTCAAGGGCCCCCTGCTTCATGCCACCCACGTAAAACGCTACATCAGAAGCACCCGCCTCTTTGAGTAGCCGTTCCCACATCAAGAGGTGTTCGCGGCGGTCTGAAAGAATTAAGGTTTTCCGCTTCTCATCGTAGGCTTTCTTTACTGCTGGTATCACGTACCTCGTCCTAGGTTCATATTCTGTAATTGTATTCAAAAGCCGAGCCCGAATAGGATTTCCCCGATAATCAAAGTCTGTCTTGGTATATGCTTCATCCGTTGATGTATAATTGTACACCCGCACTTCCACTTCTGCATCCTCCTCTCTAGCACGAATCTTGGTTGTCATATCACCAATGTACCAGCCGAAAACTTTAGACAAACCATCCGTTCTATCGGGTGTAGCAGAGAGTCCCAGCATGTATTTAGTCTGAATTTTCATTAATGCTTTGCTAAAATGTGCCGCTCCCAAATGATGGCATTCATCAAAGATGGCAAAGCCAAAGTCGCTAAAGAATCCCTCCGGATATTCGTGCTTGGCCACTGTTTGAAGCATAGCAATTGTAATATCAAAATCATCTCCTACTTCAGCATCATCTGCTTGAAGCCGACCAATTCTAGCAGTCGGATATACACGATTAATTTCGCCTATCCACTGTCCTACTAAGAATTCCTTATGAACAACAATAATGGTTTTCCGTTTAATTTTTTCCATAATTGCTAAGGACATGAATGTCTTACCCCAGCCACAGGGAACACAGACAATTCCATTCTTGCCCTTTGCTATAAAGTTATCAGTAATTTCAGTCTGATACGGCCGCAGAGAACCCTGGAAGACGAGTTCACTACGAAGAGGCTTTCCCTCCTTACGAATATCCGCGTCTGCTGGACCGAAGGCTTTTTGACCCCACATACGGGGAACATAGATTCGCTGGGGAGATTCATAATAAACGGGAAAACTGTCAAGGCCCGCAGAGTATTCCAAAGGAGCAACGGGTTTTACTGTTAGGGCATCCTTCAAATGGGCTAATTCACCATGAGTCATGGCGTCTTTGGGCACAGAATAGCCGCGATGCGATAAAACGCGTTTTCCTTCAAGTTTTGCCGATGGGATTAGTTTCATAAAATCAGGGATTCTTATCCGTGACATTGACTGTCTATCCTCTTCAAGTTTTAAATCTGCGTAATCCTAGTAAGAAAAACTCTCAGTAAGGAATAGAGAAAGATGCAGAAATGGGAAATAGGTTCATTAGTTGTTCTGGCTTTAGTAGTTGCCGTAGTTAGTAGCAGCCAAACACTTTCCGCTCCTCTAGTTGAACTTTTTGATTCCCTATTTATCCAGATTCTTGCTGTCTTCACATGCGTAGGAGTAGCCTATGTTTCACCAACGGTTGGCATCGCTCTAGCAGTAGCCTTTGCTTTGTTGTTCATTCTCCGTAATAACAGCCATGTTCAGTCAAAAATAAATAATGTACCTTTATTTACTGGTGCTTCTGACCCCCCTGCAACAGATGTTGGTGGCGAAAACCGTATCATTGAAATTGAATTAAGTCTTCCGCAAAAAAATGAGCCGAAGGATATAACTAAGGTAGAAGAGCAGCCTGATGGACAATATCCTTTGGAAGAGAAACGGCCCACGGAGACACCTGTTCTTCGGCATTTTGAGTATTCTCCTCAGGAAGATACAGGTTCAAATGAATTCCGTCTTGTTGGACAGAGCATTGATGAAAAGGGCATGATTCCGCCTTCTATCAAGCCTTGGATGGGAACTCCTAATCCGCAGATTCTCCAGTTATAGCCTGGATAATATCATTAATCCGACAAGTTGCTTTCCAGTTTTCTTCAAGTAGTATCGGAAGATTCATATATTCCCCCGCAGCAACAACAGCCGGTGCGTGAAAGGGATACTTTTCAGTAAAGATAATTTTAATAGGAACACCGTTGACACTGACTTCTAGCAGAAGTCCACTGTCATCGTATTGTATAATTGCAGCATTCAGGCCTCGGCTCATTTCCTTCTTAATTCGCTGCTGAGTAAAAGACATTTCCTGCTTTTTAGGGTATGGGCCAACTCTATTCAATTTTTTGCTATACTATAAATAGGAATGCCTTTACATACATATTTACCGCAGTATTTTCGCATGTTTGGTCTTTTTGAGCCAAAGCAGGAAAGCGTTGAGCCATTTTATAC